TTGTAAATGAAAAATTATGTAATTTATAAATTGGACTTGTTGGATATGCCATAGTTTTAAAGTTCTGATGAAGCAGCAAGAAAAGCAGCAGAATTATTAGACCGCATAAATCCTACTTGATCTGTATTTAAAGTACTTCCAGACGAAACACCTTGAAATTTTAATCCGACAGTTCCAATAGAATTGTTTTCCATAATTACATCATTAAAGTCTCCAGTACCACCATTTCTAAAGGCTCTCCAATACCCTGTACCTGTTACAACATCTAAAGTTGGTGCTGCTCTCATTGTAGTTTTAAGATCTATGAAGCCATATCCGTTATTGCCAGTAAAACTAACTGCTAAACATATAGCTTTATTAGTACCTTCAACAATTACTTGATAATACCTCTGACATAAAGCAAGTTCCTGAGCGAATGACCTGTGTTCAAAATCTGTTGCCACGCTGCCAACTTCTAATTGAACTCCTGTTATATAAAAATTATTGTTAGTATTATCAAAAACATTAACGGCATGACCATATGCCCAAGTTCCAGAAGAATAGTTAACCCAAGAAGTACTATCTATAGAATTGTAAGTTGAACCAGCTAATAAAAACCAATTAATATTAAAACCTATTCCATTATCGTTTGCAATACCACCACCTGACGTATCACCATCAAAAGTAATAGTTTTCTTTTCCCAAGTGTTAGCTGTACTTACTGAATAAGTTTTAGTATTTTGTCTTCCTGTACTATCTGGTTTATTTATTCCGACAGCATGATTACCAGTTTTAGGAGACTTTACCCAAAAACTTAATGTTACTTTCTTAGCACTAGAAGTGCCGTTAGCAATTTGCTGTAAATCTTGACCTTCTATTTTATATTGAATAGATACATAATTACCAGCACTCGGTGAAGCATTTGCTGTTGTACAGTCAAACTTAAGAGATTTACTAAAGCCTTGACCAGTTGGAACATCTGTGTCTTGTGACTGAGTAAGACCTTGACTACCATTACCTATGCTAGTAAATCTATCTACTGTTTTATACCCAGTACCAGTAGCTGATGTGCCTCTTTGAGCTATTTGCATGGCTCCGTTAATTATTAAATTACGATTAGGTTTATTTGTAATATTGGCAGTACACGTTCCATCGTTAGCTAACGTGATCGCATCGCTTGATGCACTAATTCCCTGTAACGCTCCAACTTTTAAGGTACTCATGTTGGTACTCCTCCTAATCTAAACATTGAGAAACAACACATATGATTTTCACTTGCTTGAGTTCCTGAAGCATTATGATAGATATAAATATTTACTGTTTGTCCAGCAGTTAATTTAATAACATTATGCAAAGCTACTGTTACTATTTTACCTGAAGCAGGACACCAACCATGAGCGGCTCTGCATCCAGTAGCTTCAGTACCATCTATATATAGAATAATAGCTGCATAATCTCCGTCATTTATATCATCTACTGCTATTTGTGCATTTAATTGATATGCACCTCCCATATTTGCAGGAACAGTAAATGTAGATGTTGAAGTGTTATAAGCACTATCTGTATCAAATAATTCAGTCTGGAATAATGCTTTTGTATAACCTGATCCAGCAATGTTAAAACCAGTGCTAGTGAAAGCACTAAACGCTGGTCTAAATGGAGAACCCATTTCAAGTGTTCCAGCAGTTGAACTATTTTGTAAAACCTCTCCAGAAGACCCTGTTGTTGAAGGTAGCTTAAAATTGATATCAGAAGCAGGGTTAGAACTAGGTGCTGATATTATCACCCCATTACCACCGCTATGTACTAATTTTATCTGGCTCATAATTAGCTAGGTTTTGTAGGGAAAGTAACAGATGACATATCTAAATTACCATTTGAATCTAATTTTGGCGATGCACTAGCTGGTAAATCACGCAAACTTTGACGATATGTTTTCCAATCATCCGCAAGTGTTAGATCAGAACTAGCTCTCCAATCACAAGCAGTTAATAATCTATCTCTTTCAAGCCTTAGAAGTCTCATAGATTCCCCATCATTTAATTCTTTTATTTTTGCTGTTACTTCACTTTTAGTCGGTTTTGTATCTGAACTTTTCCATTCAAGCCCAGAATAAGTTGTTCCGTTAAGGAAATATTCACTATCAGGTTTCCAAACTAATAATGCTTCACTTATTGTATAAATCATGCTGCTATTTCCATCAAGATTATTTCAGCAGGGTGGCCATCACTATTAGCTCTAACAGCCGTACCACCTCCTCCTACAATTCTTGCTATTCGTGTTTTATAATTATGTGTCCCAACACCAGGAGAATCTTCAGCAACAATAGATGCTATACAACCAGAAGCGACAAAATATGAGCCTGAACCTGGCCCACTTGTTACAACTGATCTACCACCATTAAATATATCGGTAGCAGATCCAGATGTTGTTCTTGTAAGTTTTAATCTTCCAACAGCAAAACCAGTAGCATTATATTGTCTAGCTTCTAGTGATTGAGCTATAAATATTAAAACTTTATTAGCAGCAGTTAGAGTGATATTTGCTGACAAATTAGTATCGTAATAGCTACCACTTGTGTTTTCTACTTGTGAAGAGGTAGTTGCATTTACAATCTGAAGAAGCTTACCGCCAACACCACTAGCTAGTTTTGCTGCACTAACAGAATCATTAGCTAGTTTTGACGTTGCTACAGCATTAGCAGCAAGCATATCGGTATCAACAATACCGTCTGGTAGTCCTCCTACCGCTACTCCGCTTATAACATTTGTCGTTCCATTAAATACTAAAGCCATAATTTACCTCCTATAACACAACATAACGTGAACCTGATGGAATGGTAACTGTCACTCCATTAGCTACTGTAATAATTCCAACACTAAACCCTGATTTGTTTGTAGTCATTGTGTAATTATTTGAAATTGTTAGCGAGTTTTCTGTAACGCAACCATCCGCTTTCTGTGATGAAACTCCTGTTAAAGCAGATCCATCAATAGCTGGTAACGCTCCAGTAAGTGCAGACGAAGGTAAGTTAGTTAAACTTGCACCCGATCCACTAAATATAGTCGCAGCAAGTAATCCTGTAGCAGCATTGAAGGTAAGATTCGATCCTGATTTTAATGCCAAGTCTCCTGTTGCAGCAGTAGCGAACAAGGGAAAACAGGTGGTGTCAGAACTTTCATCAGCAATCGTATTGGTTGTCGCATTACCAATTGCAATTTGAGTTCCCATATTGACAATGAAATATGTAGAACCGCTAGGAGGAGCAGAATCAAAAATAATATCAGTACCACTAACAACATATCCATCTGTCATATTGCCTTGCCCAGTACCATCATTAGGTTGTTGCATGACACCATTGATTGAGACTCGTAAGATCTCCGCATTTACAGGTGTTACTGCTGTACTTGTACCCTTAGTGACAAGCTTAAATCTATAAGCAGTACCATTAAAGGTTGCAGATCCTCCACCAGTTCCAGAAGATGATGCAATATCTAATAAATCAGCACTTCCTGTACCGCCAGTAGAACCTCCAATCTCTCCCCATGAACTACCATCATATCCTTCAAATTCACCAGAAGTGGTATTGAATCTGAGCATACCTGATGAAGGAGAGCCAGGTCTTTGAGCAGTCGTTCCAGCAGCAATATCAATAGCTCCTGTACCTGTCATTGAGATATTTCCACTAACAGTCAAACTTGCTAATGTTCCGATGTTGGCAGTAGAAGAATTTGTCTGAACAGCATTACCCATCAATCCATGTGCAGAGCATTGATAATGCAGAACCATCGGAGTGTTATCTACTATCGCAATTTGTGTATAAGCACCACTAGAACCTGGAGTTCCATTGGTAGTTACGTTGGTTGTATAGGCAGTTGTCTTGTCAGATTCAAGATAAAAACGAAGAGGATGTCCGCTATTGCTACTATCTGATTGATCGAACTTATATGTTCTACCTGGTGTGAGAGTTATAAACGGAGCAAACTTACCATCAATCTTATAGCCATTACCAGATCCACTTCCGTTATATCTATGGGTTGCATCTTTTGAAGCTACTGTAACTGCAAAAGTTTTAACAGATCCAGTATAAGTAGCATGAAGAGAAGCAAAACCTCTGATATTACCGTCATTAGTAAGAGTAAGAGTTCCTGTAAAATTAGGATCTGCATTTTGACCTGGAGCGACCCAAGATAAAACTCCACTTGCATTACTGGACAACACATATCCACTTACACTCGCATCTGTAGCTGGTAATGTCCAAATTAAATTAGATGCAACTGTAGCTGGAGATTTAAAACCTACATAATGAGAAGAGTCATTATCTAAATATCTAAATTCTTTTTGACCAGAAACAGAAATATGCTCACTACTTGTCCAAGAATCTGTAGAGTTTACCCAGTTAAATGTTTTATCTGTAGCTCCTTTAAGAGTTAAACCACCTCCATCAGCAGTTGTATCAGAAGGAGTACTGACTTTTCCAAGCGTAATATTTTTATCTTCAACATCAAGGTTAGTAGTGTTTATTGTTGTGGTTGTTCCATTAACAGTAAGATCACCAGGAATGTTTACAAGGCCAGTAGCACTTATAGACATTCGACCAACCCCTGCTGTGCTGAAAGTTAAAGTATCAGAGCCACCACTAATTCCAGAATTATTATCAGAATTAAAACTAAAGGATGGAACAGCAGCCGATCCATCAGGGGCTTTACTTAATAAATTTGAATATGCAATCTTTTTATTCTTTTCAGAACCAGTAGCACTTTGATCTATTATGGGAAGCGTATCTGTAGCTGCTGGAGCAGTTAAGGCGGTAAATTCTGATATTTTGCGATTTGTCATAATTAAAATTTAATAACGTACATTAGAGCAATATTCTTTACTCTAACTTCAGCACCACCATCATTTGCAACCCCAACGGAAATTCCTGTATTCGCATTATTCATACTGCTTGAACTTGAACCACCATCTCCACTACCTGTCATTCTGCTTCCACCATCATCATCTGTACCATGTCCTAACGTAACGTGTTTGTGACCTGGATCACTCACAGATGCACTATGACCGTGAGTTTTGTTTTGATCTGACTGAGTAGAAGCAAAAGATCTTCCGTCATCTCCAGTATTTGAAGCATTATTAGCCCAACCTCTTACAAATTGTCCACGCAAATCAGGAAGGTTAAATGTTGATGAGCCATCTCCCACACCAAAAGTTGTGCTGATTGTTGCAAACAGAGTCGCGTATGTGGAACGACTGACAGCAGCACCATTACATTCTAAATATCCAGAGGGAACTGTTGTAGATGCAAATGAAAAGATTGATCCCGCAGGTACTCCATTAGCAATTTCACCCCAAGCTGCTCCGTTATAACCTTCAAATTGCGAAAGCGTTGTATTAAATCTTATGTCACCTGTGGCTGGAGTTGGTCTTTGTGCTGTAGTTCCAGTAGGCAACTGCAAAGATCCATTTCCAGACATCACAATATCACCTGCAGAAGTTATAGTTCCTGTAAAGCTAGGTGAGGCGGTTGTAGCGTGACCTAAATTTGCTACATCTGTTTTACCTAATAATAAATAAGTTGGAGTACTAGCATTAGTACAAATATTTAAAGTATTATTTGATGTATTTACAAATAATTTTCCTACGACATTACTTGAAGGAACAGATGTTCCGCTATTTGTTGACTGTATATCACCTAAAACATTGTTTAAATCTGCTCTAAATGAAGCTCCAACTTGATCTGCAATATTATAATCATGCGTATTACTCATTTATGTAACCTCCTTTCCAAAACCTGATGCAGCCCATACAAAAGATCTTGCTGCTGCTGCACTTCCATTAAACCATGATATTTGAAAACCTGTCCTTGATTCGTTAGCTAATACAAACCTATCGCCTGATTGTTGACCATTAGATGTTTGCGTAATCACAATGTTTGGTGTTTGTTTAAAAGGCTTAGAAAAAGAAACAGTATATTGTGATGATCCAGTAGTAACTGGAGTTGAAATACTTTCTGTTCTTCCTTGTAATTCTAGTGTAGCTCCTAACTCCGTAACAGCTATATTTTGGGTTGTGTCACTACTTGTTAATATTGCTTTAAATTGAAATGCTCTACCTGTAATAAGAACATTACTAAATTCTTTATATGCACTCCATGTAGGAGATCCAGAAGGATTATCATTTGTTGATCTTACATAAACCGCAGCATTACCCTTAGTAGCATTTGCGTTTGCAGATCCAATAGTGTCAATCGAACCCCATGTATCAATTAAATCAGTTCGAGAATCCCATAAAGTAGCTGTATAAAAAGTATTCGCTTCTAAAACTTTTCTTAGGTTTACATCGTATGCCTGACCTAAATCTATTGAATTTGCAAAAATATATTCTCCTGATGTTGCAGTTGCATTATTAGTGACAGTAAGTTTTAAAGCATCTAATGATGAATCATAAACAGTATTACTTTTTGACCCAGTAAAGTTTGCTGTATGCTCATCTACAGTTCCAACAACAAGTCTCTGACTAGGAGCAGGGAGATTAGTTGTAACTCTAGTATTATTCCAAGCTGAATCAGTTGAACCAGGTGAGGGGGATTGTCTTCCACCGTCATCCTCAAATTTAATTAGATAAGTTCCCGCTAATAAAGGGACAATTTTTTGTGTTTGGTTTCCAGCAGCAGCAACAACAATATTCTGTGCGTTTTGCCATTGTGCTTGTGATGTTTTACTAGAATGTCTTATCAAGGTTTTACCACCTAATAAAACATCAAGTTCTGTAGCTCTATTCCAACTTAATATTGCACTTGATTGATCTATAGGTAGTAAACTTACTCCTGATACATTTGATGGAGGATCAGTTTTACCTTTAGCTACAAAAAATGGAGAAGCAGGACTTTGCCCTGTTGTAGATCTTAAGCCAGAAGAACTTACAGAAAAAACTTCTATTTCATAATTACCTGCAACAGTATCTAATATTTCAAAACTTTTAGAATTTTCTATAGTTCTTGAATCATAGTTACCATTTTGCAATCTCCATCTTATATAAACTTTATCAATATGTATGCTTTTTAATTCGCCTGGTTTTAATGGGTTTGGAATAGTAAAATCAGTTACCCAGTTAACTATTATTTTTGTTCTTGCAATCCCAGTATTTTCATAAATAACTTCTGTTGCTCTTACAGATTTAGGTGGTTCTGGAGGTTCATCAAGATTAGTAATATCTCTTTTTGGAAGTGCAATACCATTCTCAACATGATTGTATTTACCCTCGTTATATTCACTTGCTGTAATTGAGTAAAAAGCTCTATCTTTTTCTTCAACTGTCAAAACTCTCCATGTAGAAGCTTGAATATCATTTGTTTGATATAACCAAACACTATTAGGATTTGGTGCTGTAGAAAAATGCTGTCCTAAACTAAACACACCATTATTTAAACCAGAAACAGTTTTTTCTTCAGCACTTCCATCAGGTAATATTGCAGTTAAGGTTGAGTTTGTTTGCATATTCAAACCAGTAGCATCATCTACTGTGACAGTATTTGTAGTTGCAGAAATTATCCTTCCGCTTCTTCTCTCACCCGCAACCATTGGATCTGCAATCTCAATAACTTGTCCTGGTCTTACTACAACTCCTGCATCAATAGCAGTACTAAAGGTAACAACACTTCTTTCTACGTTTGACATATATAACATCCACTTTGCTAATCGAGAAGCTTGACCTCTTGATGTGCAGGCAAAACTATCAATATTTTTAATAACTGTCCCGTACCTTGCTTGGTTTGCGGTATCAATTTGCTCAACATAATTTATATCACGCAAGTCCATATCAAGATATTTAGCTATTACTACAGTTGGTCTTTGTTTTTGACTTACGTTGGAATAACTAAAACCAGGCTCTAAAACATTTGCTAATGAAAACAAATATGTTGGATCTTTTGGAGCATCTTGAGTTATTGATAATGAACCCGCACTCCATAATGGCATTGCTCTGAACACAGAACACATTTGATTTACTACGTTATAAGCTTCTTGTTGGTTTTGAAGAGAAACATTACAACTAAATCTAGGTTCTGTAGAACCTGTACCAGTTCCATCGTCAACTTGTGTACTGCAATAAACTGAAGCTGTATAAAAACTAAATTTATCTAAATCTGCTTCTGTTAAATGATCTCCTAGCCCATACCTAGAACTTGTAAGTAAATCGTACAAACACCAAGCGGGATCGTTTGTCCATTGTGCTGCTCCTAATGTTCCATTAAAAACTCCAGAATATGACAAACTTCCATCTGCATTAACAGTTGCATTATGAGGAATTTTTACTTTTGTACCTTTAATTAGATATTTTCTTGTTGGTATAGAACTAAATTGTTCTGCATCAACTTTCAATCCAACAAGTGCTGTATTTGGATAAGTAAGTTTATCATATTTAATTTCCACATAAGTATTAAATTGAAAAGCATTAGAAAGCTTACTGGAACTACTATCTGGTGTTATACGAGTTACTCTAATATTTACAGGAAAATTACCACTTAAATTTATTAAATAATCTCTTAAATATGTATCAGGTGTTCTTCCAGAAATTGTACCTTTATTCCCAGAAACAACAGTTTGATATGATCCTCCTTGATATTGAACTGCTATTGCTAATTCAACTGAAGTTCCGAAAATATCTCCTTCATCAGTAAATCTTTGTAAGACAGGAACAGTTATTTGTATTGAAACAGCATCAACATCTGAATCAGTTATTTGTATAACTTTTGGTTGTGCTTGAGGTACAGTAGAAAAACCTGTTGATTTAGTTGTCGCTACATCTCTAGTGATTGGAATGGTTGTTTGACTAGATGTACCTGTTCTTGCTTCAAAACTAACATCTTTAAAATTAAATGATCCATCAGATGCTTGTAATGGAGTGTTATTTAAAAATATAGATTTAGCACCGTTTTCGAGTCCTTGTATTTCTCCCTCACCTAAAACATCTAAAACTCTTGCAAAACTTTTTGAGTCTAAATTATCTTTTGCTTCTGTTGGAGAGCGATCACCACCACCGCCTCCTTTTCCTCCTCCACCTCCAGAGCCTAAAATTTTACTCATACTTCCACCTGTTCATTTTCAATATTTGCTGAGACAGTTATTGATCCAGTTATAACACGACCATAATGTATAGGTACTGCAACGCCAGCTCTTGAAGTGTTTTGAATACCACTAAAATTAAAAGACTTTCTTGGATCTTGACTATCTTCTGGAACAGGTGGTGTAGGTGTAAGCATTTGATCTATACCACTCAAAATCATTGAAGCACCCATAGCAGATACCATTGTCCCCATCTTTGTAAAAAATCCTCCAGTAACAGCAGGCCCTGCTCCAAATAAACCAGTAGTTCCAAACATCCCCGCACCAGGAAACATAAAGCTTGCTCCTATTAATATTGCACCAAATAATATTTGTCTTCCTGCTCCACCACCCGCACCAGTAATAACAGGAACTATCTTTATATCACTTTGACCAGTTGGATAATGTAACTCTTTCTCCTCTAACTCCCAATTATCAATTATTACCTTGTAATACTTATCAGACATATATTTTTCAACAGTAGGAAAATTAGTGACTAAAAATCTTACTGCTTGTGCAGCATTATTAACTTCTGCTTCAAAGGTTCTCTGACCTAGAAACTTCGCAAGTTCTCCGTATAGCTTAATTTTGCGTAGCATAACGAATCCTTTTACCTGTGCATTTTAGCAACCATTCATCTAATAAATCACGACTTGATAATCTATTTTGCAAATGATGTAAAACGGTCTGCTCTCCTAAGTAAACACCAATATGGTTCAATCCGCTACTGCATATTGACATTAATAATAAATCGCCTTTTTCTAACTCTTCTTCTTGTAATAATTCTCTAAAACCTGTTTCTTCATAACATTCATTAAACATTGGATTTTTAAGAAAATCATTGTGGTCATTTGGTCTTTCCCAATCTCTTAGTTCTATCCCAAGTTCTTGATCGTACCAATCACGACATAAACTCCAACAATCAGTTAAACCAAAAACCCATTTTCTTCCTATCAACGGTGCTTTATATCCGCATGGTTCAAATGATGTCCACTTATTAAGATTTGGTTGGATAATCCACCATTTTATTCCTGATTTTTCGCAAGCTATTTTATCTGCCTGACTTGGTTCTGGACTTGTTACAGGATGGCTATGTATTACAGCAGTTATTTCTCCTTGATCTTCAGCATTAGCATAATCATGTGGATCTAAAATAAATTGATCTGTAGGATCAGGAGCTATATTTTTACAAGGAAAATATACCTCTTTCCCTTTTTTTATTAATAATAAACCACAAGATTCTTTAGGATCTGATTCTTGTGCATGTTTTAATGCAAGTTCTTGCCACATTATGAGAAGAAAGATCCAACACCAGGAAAGTCTTGAGGTAAAATTTGACGTTTTGGCAATCTTACTCCTTGCAAATCAAAACTTGCAGCAAGCTCAAATTCAACAACTGATCTATTTTCAGCAGCTTTACGATCAATAAAAAATACTTCTAGCGGAAATAAGGCTGTAGGATCAGCAGTACCAAATGGATTTGCACCTGACTCAAGATCTGTAACACTACTATCTTCTTGTAGTAGAAAAGAACCGTCTTCTAACAAAATATCTCCACCTTCAAAATTTGCATCGTCAATAAATCTTCTTAAAGTTCTTATTCTTGTAACCTTTGCACCTTCTAAACCTTGAGGAAGTGTTAAGAGAATAGTTGTTATTGTTCCAAAAATATTAGAAATTTTTAATGTTGGTCTTGGTAATTGTTTACCATTAAATTGAAATCCACTTGCTTCAATAGGCATCCTTGTATATTCAATATTATTAAAAATTAGGTTTGTTTGATTATTGTCACCAACTCCGTTATGAAAATAATATGTTTGAGAAATACCGTGCATAGTGGTATTAAGTTCTAATTGAAAAAGCTCAATAATATTATCTACATTTGGTTTCTGTAGCTCAGATACAGGTATTGCCATTAGGGTTCAAATACTTCTCTAAAAGTAACGGTAATCGTAGCTCTACCAGGAAATCTAATTTCTTTATCTCTATCTAAAGCACGATATTTACTTGTTGTTGCCTCATCAGGTGCTTGCCAGTTAAAATAATCTCCATCTTCTATTCTTGCATTTAAAAAATTTTCAATAGTATCACTTTCTGCTTCAGTAATATTATTAAAACTAAGACTATATTCTTTTGGATTTATGTTTAATCCAAATTTTATTACTTGCTCATATCCATCTTGAAATCTTGTTGTAGTAACAAAAGGTTCTGTTTTTTTTGTAACTCCAAAACTAGCTTCTATTGAAGGAAAAGTTTGTGCCATTAACCTAATAAACCTCCAGGTCGTTTTTGTCTTATAAGTTCTGCTTGTATAGCAGCACCAAGTATGTTTCCAAGTTCTTGAGATTGATTGTTGTCACCTTCAACAGAAGAACCTGACGCATCTACATTAACAGTTATATTACCAATATTTCCACCTGATGCCTCTACTCCAAGCTTCCCATTCCTTCCTCTACGCAAAGGCATAATTGCCTCTACTCCAGCTTCTCCTGCCAACGCTGCACCATCAGCTAGAGGGAATAAAGTTGGACGTTTTATAAGACCACCTTTTGCATAGGGTACAATTTTGTTGTTTGCAATAACATTTCCGTCTGCATTAGGAAGTAAATTCAACTTACCTAAAATTGGATTTGCAATAGTTTTCATAAAAGCTGCTCTTATTATTATTCTATTTAATTCTTTTAGTGCAGATTTAGCTAAATCAGCAAAACCTTTTTTACCCTCAAAGAAGAAGTCAGCAAAAGCATCAGCTAATTTTACTGTTGTATCTAAAGCTAATTCACCAACTCGACTTTTCAAATCTGTTGCAGCAGAACTAATCTTTTTAAATTCTTCTGCAAAATTAAAAGCTTTTGCTTTTCCTTTTTCTAACTCATCATTAATAATATTTTGTCTATCTATTATAAAATCTTGGGTTGCTAGAGTTATTAGTTTTATTTGATTTCCTTCATCTTCTTCTTCTTTTGCTTTTTTAACAGCATCAATAAATTTAAATTTACGTTCTAATATTTTTCTTTCAGTATCATCTTCTATTTTTTTAAGAGCAATTCCTCTTTGTAATTTTAATATTTCATCATTAAATTTATTTTTTGTTTTATCATCAGTAGTTAATTTTGGAAGTCCTTTTCCTTTAGGTCTATTTAGGAAAGCTATTAATTGATCTTCTTTACTTATATCTTCTTTATCTTTGCTAGTAAGACCTTCTGTCTTTATATCTGGATTCAGAGGTGATGATGTTCCAAATAATGCTAAAGCTTGCATATCAGCAAGTGCTTGAAAATCCTTTTTAGCATTTTCAAATGTATCTTTAATACCTTTTTGAGCAGTTTCAAATGCTTTTCCAAATTCAAGTTGA